CGACGGCGTTGCTCACCTGCTGCTGGAACGTCCCGCCCGCCGAGTCCTGCCAGAGGAACAGCGCCAACTCGCGGTTGAACGCAATGGTGCCGTCGTCGTTCGTCTTCAGCGCGTCGATCTGTGATTCGTCTTCGAGGTCGGCGAAGCGACGGAGCACGGCCGGCGTCAGCTTCTCCCAGCCGCACAGCGCGTTCTCGCAGTAGAGGATGGAGAACTTCGCGTTGTCCACGTCGTCCTCCATCGCCCGCGTCTTTGGATTCAGCACGGGCCGCGTGCACGCCGCACGGATCTGCCGGAGATGCGCCTGCGTCATGTGGCGCACGCGCACTGTGAACGCGTCGACGCCTAACCGCGGCTCACGGGGATTCGCTCCGGGGGCGAGGATGTCGAACGGGAGAACGAGGTCACTGATTTCCTTCGCTTTCAGCACTGTCTGCCGTCTCTTCCTTGATCGCTCCCGAATGAGGGCCGGCCGTCGTGGTAGCGGTGGCCGATTCCAGCTTGAGCGCGACGCGCCCGGCCGCCGTGGTTGCCCACGCAAGGCCGAGCGTTTCGCTCACTTCGTCGACAACGCCCTCAGCCGATTGGCCGTTGACGATGCAGCTCACCTTGTCGCCCGGCTTCATCACGTGATCGTGATCGCGAACTCGCTGTTCGCGGTCGTGTGCGTCAGGCGGTAGCGCAGCGTAAAGACGTGGTAGCCGTTCTTTGTGCTCGGCGTGATCGACTCCAGCATCGCCTGCGGGAAGCTGAAGCCGATGATGTTGCCCGCCGTCGCACCGAACGAGAACGCCACATTGTGCGTGGTGACGTTCACGAAGTGGTTGTAAATGCTGGTCGCAGCCGTGCCGCTAAAGAGCACGTTCGCGCCGCTGTCCTTGTCCTGCGCAACCACCATCTCCAGCGTCGGGCGCGCATCGGCGAAGAGCAGCGCGCGCACGCCGGTTGAGTCCACGGCGTCGTCGACTTCGTTGATCTCGGCGCCACGGTCGAAGGTGAAGTTGTCGAATACGGGCGTATAAGCCGAGCCACCGGACGGCGTGATCGTGCACGTGACACCGATAAACGCCTTGGCGCGAAGCGTGCCGGGCGTGTGCGACGCGATGGTGCCGGACACCGGCGCCGAGTAGAGCCCACGGCCCGCGAGCTGACAGCGCACGCCGTCGCGCGGGTTGCCGGCCATCGTCAGATTTCCGTAGAGACCGCTCGTCTTGTAGATCACGGCATCGTGCTCGACCCAGAGCGTGGTCGACCGCAGCCCGAGCGTGCCGCTCGCGTTGGCCGGCGTCGGCGTGTACGTCACCGATACGGTGCCGCTCGTCGCCTCGCTCATGCCGCAGCACTGGAGCAGGTCGCCGGTCGGATGCGCCGTGCCGCTCGCGCCGGAGCCCTCGAGCATGAAGGTCAGGTTGCGGTTGACCGATCGCGCGCCGATCTGTCCGACCTGGCGCGTGAAGCTCGATCCGTGCGTGTCGAAGTCGATGTACTGCGCCTGCGGCTGATACGTCACCGGCGAGTCGAGAATGTGGAAGGCGTCGAGCGTGCCGCTCGGCGTCGGGTCGGTGCCGTAGGTAGTCTCGACGCGCGCCATCGCCGCTGCCGGCCGCGCCTTACTGATCGTGAACGCCATCCCCTCACCTCCCCGCTGTTACTGCGCTGTCGGGTCGAGCCGCTGGTGTCGGTACTGCACCGAGTAATCCATCGCGGCGACGCCGATATTCGGCTTGTCGCACGGCATGTAGGCGATCTCGTTGCGGACCGGCCGGATCAGAAACGCGAGCGAATCCGCGCTCTCGCCGTAGCCCTCGATCACGGCGTGTGCCGCGGCGATCAGCCGGTTGCCGACGACGAGAATCGTCTCCGCTTCGCTCCGGCCATAGTCGAAGTAGATCGCCACGCCGAGGTCGAGAAAGTTGAACTGCACCGCCGTCGCCTGGTTCTCGTCGGGCGAGTCCGGCGATTCGGTCGGGTCGTAGAGAAACACCGCCGGCAATTCCAATTTCGAAATGTTCTCGACCGGCGCCGGCAAGTCGTGCACACAGCGCCGCACATCCGGAAAGTTGCCGACGCGGAAGGCGTCGACAATCGCCGTCACGAGTCGCAGTCGTATCGGGTCCGCCATGCGTCATCAGGCCGCCAGCGCCCGCCGAAAATCCTCGATGATGCGCGCCTCCAACACCGGAGCCATCGCCTTCGATGTCGGCTCCAATGCCGGGCGCGCGGGAATGTTGATCGGCCCCTTCGTCAGCAGGAACAGCGGAATGCCCGTGCCCTTCGGCTGCCGCTGGAAGACGAGCAGCTTGCCCGCCTTTGTCTTCGCGCGGTACGTATTCGGATAGTCGCGCGGCCCCCCGCGAGCGACACCGGCGCGCGTCTTGGCGGCACCGAGCGGGATCGCCAGATACTTCGCCGACTTTGGCCGGATTGTCGCGCCGAACTCGTGCGCCGCCGCATACGAGAGCGTCTTGGCGCCCGCACGCAATACGCCAACGCGCAAGTCGATCGCCTCGCCGTGCGTGCTTACCTGCGACGTGTACGACCGCGCCAGCGCTCCCGTGCGCCGCGCTGTACGGTCCGGCTCCGTCTGTCCGGCGCCGCGGTAGTAGCGTTGGATCAACTCGACGCCGCGCTCGCCTACCGTCGTCGCCGATTGGCGCCAATACTGTCGAGCGCGCGGGCGCGTGCCGTTCAGCGCCGAGATGAGCCGCGCCGCGTCTTTCGACTCGATGCGAAAGCCGAGCATCAGACCGCCCTCGACACGTAGCCGCCCGAGTCGAGCAGCAACTTGACCCGCGCCGGAATCTCCGCCTCGGTGAAACCGACGCTGCGCTGCGCGCTGGAGCTCGACTGCACCGGCCCGGTCGGCTTCATGTGCCAGTCCTCGACGAGCATGTGACAGGCGAGGCGGAGATTTTCTTCGACCGCATCCGTGCTCGCGTAGCGACCGGCCGTGTACGCGACGGTCCAGCGATTCTCGGGTGTCGGCCAGCACGAGATGTGCTCGAGATACGAATCGTAGACGACGTAATCCGTCGCCGGGATCGTGCCGCTCGGCGCCTCGGTGATCGACGCAACGGAGACGATGGGATGGCGTGGCGGAAAGATGAACTTCGCGCCGCCCTTGTGCCCGTTGATGCCGGCGCGGTCGTAGTGCGTGAACGCACGCTGCACGAAGGCGTTGTCGCAGTACGCCTCGATGGCGAGCGTGGCTGCGTCGATGAGTGGGCCGAGCTTGTCATCCGGTTGCGTGTTCTCGGTGTTGATCCCCAGGTACTTCTTCAGCTTCTCCAGCGTCGTCAGCCGGTACGTCAGCGCCATGCTCTCGCTCGTGTGCTTCGAGGTTGGACTTCACGTGGAATCTCGCGTCGCAGTATCGGCACTTGCCCGGCTCGTGCGTTTCGGTCGGCGTGACCGCTGGAGTCTCGCGGCGGAGCGCCGTCACGCTGGCGCCCCGCCGTCGATCACGTCTGCTCACTTGTGCCGCGGGAAAAACGGCACGATGGTCGCGCTGCAGGCCGCCCCGGCACCAACTCCCGCCGATGCCGCGACGCGCAAGTAGCGATTGTCGCCGACGTAGGCGCGAACGATCGTGGTGTTGCTGTCGGCCGTACCAAACGCCGTGAGCGTGCCGCCGCCGGTCAGGTCGGTGGCCGCCACGGTGCCGTAGCTTGCCGCCAGCGTGCCGCCGACAGAGCTGTCCTGAATGACCAGCGTCGCGCTGTTGGTGCCGGTGACGCTGCCCACATTGACGATGATGAGCGCGCCCTCGGCGCCGAGAAGATCCGCGCCGTCCGTCGTCGCCACCGCTCCCGTCACCACCTGTGCCGGGAGGGTGCACTTCGACGTACCGATCGCGTTCGTTGCGTCCCTGTGCATGCTGCTCGCCATGGTTGTCTCCTCGTTCGAGTCGTGCGCCCGCTTAGGCGCCGACCACCTGCAGCTTCATCGCCAGCGGCTGCACGACCTGCCCGCCGTAGAGCGAGTAGGCGAGGAAGCCGACGTTCGGCGCGTAGCGCTCGACCAGCCGCTGGATGCGGAAGCTCTCGCCGTCGGCCAGCACATAGGCGCGGCGAAAATCGCCGTAGGCGATCGCCTTCTTGCCGTCGGAGTTGCCCGCCTCCATGTACTCGGAGAACACGATCGGCCGCGTCCAGAGCTGCGTGGCGTTCGAGTTGGCCGGAATGATGAGATGGCCCTCGGTGTCCGTCAGCTTGAGAAGCTGCGCGTACGTGGTCGAGCCGTTCATCAGGAAGGTGGAGTTCTGGCGGTACGCCGACGGCAGCGCCGTGTAGAGGTCGACCAGGCCGCCGTAGGTGAGCGCGTTCGCCGTGCCACTCTTCACCGTGCCGATGGTCGTCGAGTTGATGATGCCCTCCGGCTCGCCGACGCCGCTGCCGGTGATGATCTGCTGGTCCTCGTCGATCGCCTTCGTCTCGCCCAGCAGCTCGGCGATGAGCGAGTCGAGATTGACGCGCTTGTTGCGCATCAGCTTCGGGCCGATCTCGATCGCGTCCGGCTGCCAGATGTGCATCGGGATGTCCTCGACGCCAAACCGCGGCTGGTTCTGCACCGTCGGGGCCGTGCCGCCGGAGACATAGCCCTCTTGCCGCATGGTGCCGGTGACGCCGCTCGGCCGCGCCGTGTTGCCGTAGGTCGAGCCCGCGTTGACCTTGATCCACTGCAGCGAGTCACCGTCGGTCGGCACGACACGCACGAGCCCGCGCATGACCTGCATCTCGCCCTGGTGGCGGATCAGCTCGGCCGCAAAGGTCGGAGTGGCGAGGAACCCGCCCAGCTCGCCGGTCGTGGTGAACAGCCCATGCTGCTCATCCGGGGTCAGTGCGTTGTATGCCGCGCTTCGGAAGACGTGCTCGCCGTCGCGCAGAAAGGCGTTGAACAGCTCGGCATGTACGCGCTCGAACTCGTTGGTCTCGGCCGTGCGCGCCGGAGCCGCGTGACGCGTGGTCGCGACGGTCTCGTTGATCCGCGCCAGGTGCTCGTCCAGCGACTGCAGCCGGCGGAGCTGGCCCTGCAGCCGGTCCGCCTCGGCGTTGTGCTGGCCGAAGTCCGCGATCGCCGCATCGAATGCAGCCTCGCGCTCGGCGGTCCACGCCTCGGTTCCGATGTCCGCGCGCATCGCCTCCGCCGCCGCAAATGCGGTGGCCGCAGCCTCGCGCTCTGTGTTGATTCGACCCTGCAGGTCTACGTTGCCTGCCATCTCCAACCCTCCCCTACTGCCAGGCGGCCATCTGCCGCCGTGCCTGTTCGAGCTTGGCGTTCGCCAGCGCGGCTATCCTGAGTGCCTGCTGTTCCGTCGCCGGCTCCGGCTCGGCGGGAGTCTCGGCCGCGTCGTCGCCCGCAGGCGGCTCAACGGCCGGTGTCTCTTCCGTCTGAGTGGTGTCCGGCTCGGCAGCGGGCGGCTCGTCGTTGCCACCTTCGGCGCTTGCCAGCTCGCGGAGATGGCGCTGCACTAGGGCGCGCAGCGCATCCCCCTCGTTCTGCTGCCTGCAAAGAAAGACGACCGGCCCGAACAGCAGACGCATTGCCTGCTCCGGGTCGGCGGTGCTCCGTACTCGGTCGAGGTATTGCTGGATCGCCTCGGCGTCGGTGCCGAGAGCGGCACGCACGCGGGCGTTGACTTCCGCGATCTTCGCCGGCTCGTTCGCACCCCACGTGACGGGCGAGAACTCCCACAGGCGCAGCTCGCGCACGTGGCGTATGCGCGGCATGTTCTCGCGCTCCTCGAAGTCGTAGACGATGGGGTCGAAGCCGATCGACAGATCGGTGACCACCTTGTCGCGCATGAGCGTGAGACAGTCGCGCCCGCGCGTCGTGTTGCTGATCTTGCCGACGACCTCGAGCCCGGTGCCGGTCTCGGCCATCGTGACCGGGATCCCGATCGGCTCCGTCTCGTCGTGCTGCCAGAGCACGCGCACGCGCCGGCCGTTCTCCTGCAACGTCTTGGTGAAGGCGCCGGGATGAATGATGGTCGGGATGGCCGCGTCGATCTGCGTGTTGAAGACGGATGCGAAGCCGCGGAAGGTGCCGGCTTCTAGGTCGGTCTCCGCAAGCTGGAAGGTCGCTGACAACGCCTCGCGCATCGGCTCTCCGCCGTGCCGCGAGAAACGAAAAGGGCGGCACGGATTTTCATCCGGCCGCCCTCATTCGGGATGGACCAGTTAAGGGTTTACTCCACCGCTACCGTACGCAGTGTGCCACGTGAAAACTAACGGTGAAACACTGCATTCGTAGATAGCCTTGCCTATTTCCGAATGCGCCCATTCGCTGCATCATACGCTTCCGACGGCGAGAGCCCGCCGTTGCGTGCGCCCGCCTCGCGATACGTCGCGCCCTGGTCAATGTCGCGTCTGATTTGCTGGTTGCGCTCGTGTGTTGCAGGCAGGCCGGGAATCTGCCGCCCCGCTGCCTCGCGCATCAGTCGTTCCGCCGCTTCCTCGTCGCCGAGAATTTCTGCCAGCCGCCGTGGCCGTAGTCGCCAACCGCTCATCCGCTCCCGATCTCCGCCAATGTCCGCTCGCCACGGTCGACACCGTGCGACTTCGCCGTGGTCGCGATCACCTTGTCTTGCGCAATCTGGAATCGCACCTCGCCAACCGGCACGTCCTCGAGCTCCGTCGAGAGCCGCACGAGCCACCGCGCCATCTTGGTTGCGCGCGGCCCGAGTAGCTTGCGCTGCCCGTCGATCAGCAGAACCGCCAACGTCTGCGCCGTCTCGTTCACATCGCCCCCACGACCAGCCCGCGCCCGTCGCCGTTCGGCTGCGGTGTTGCCGGCACAACCAGCGGCGTCAAGTCCGCCTTCACCCGCGCAACGAACGCCGCCGCGTTCCGTTGTAGCGCCACAAACGCATCGGGCCGTACCCGCGTCGTCGCCCCGCCGATGTGCCGGATGCGCCAGAACGAGCGCATGAGGCGGCAGCCGTGGCGTCGGGCACGCCAGGACAGGTCGACATCCTCGACATAGGGCAGCGGGTAGAGAGCCGCGTCGAAGCCGCCAAGACGGCGCCAGACGTCCGCCCGTGCGGCGACGCACCAGCCCTCGATGTACGGGAATTGATGCCCGGCTTGCACCAGCTCGACAAGTCCCGGCGTCTGCTGGATCTCGCGCACCGTCTCGAAGAGACACGCCGACGGGCCGATGAGCATGTCCGGGCCGACGTCGCGCCGTACCATGTCGAGCCAGCCCTCGCGCGCCACGACGTCGTTGTTGAGGCAGACGATGATGTCGCCGGTCGCGGCGTCGATCGCCTGATTGCATGCCGGCGCGAAGTATCGGTTCTCCTCGTTGCGGATCACGCGGCTGCCGTTGCCGAGCCGCTCGCACATGGCGACCAGGGCAGCGGCCGTCTCGGCGTCGCTGCCATTGTCGACGATGATCGTCTCGGCACCGCGCGCGGCGTGCTCGTAGTCGGGAATCAGGTGGCGCGCGCAATACCAGGGCGTGACGAGTGAGACATTCATCAGTGCGTCCGTCCTTCCGTGTCGACCGTCGCCAATGTCGCCGTGAGCCGCTGCAGATACGCCTCGACGTTCGCTCGCACCTGAAGCGCGCTTAGCCGTGCGATCTCTTCTTCCGCCTCGGCCAGCTCGCGCTGTGCCGTGCGCACGGCGTGCTCCAGCTCGGCCTTCTTGATGATCGCTGCCGCCTGCGCCTTCTCGATTTTGTGAGCCATTGTCACCTCATCAGTTGTGCACCCACAGCACGCCTGGCGCCTTCGCCTCGGTCGTCTGCGCCGCAATCGCCACGACGTGATGCCCGTCCGCTACCGGGTCCGCCTTGTTCGCCGGCCACGGCGCGGCCAGCACAGCTTCACGCCGCGCGAGCCAGCCCGACACGTCGATTCGGCAAAGCTCCGGCCGCACGTCCAGCACGCCCCAGCCGCGATGCGAGTGCACGAAGTCGGAGTAAACGAAGCCCGCACCAGTGTCCTCCGCCGTCGCGATCAGTGTCTCGACGTAGAGTGGCGTGTAATAGTTGTCGTCGTTCGCGTAGCCGATCCACTCGCCGCGGGCGAACTCGTGCGCACCGTACTCCTTCGACGAGTTGCCCCAATCGTTCTTGCGCTCCGGTGTCTCGACGAACTGGACGCGCGCCGCGCCGCCATTGACGGCGAGCTGCACGGCAGCGCGCACGGTGCCGTCGTCCGGGCCGTCGTGAACCACGATCAGCTCGAGGTTTTCGTACGACTGCGCCAGCAGGCTCGCGAGGCAGATGCGAAGCTGGCGCGGTCGCTGGTAGGCGGAGACGATGATCGACACGAGCGGGCGCGCGGCGAGAGAGAGGCGCGGCCATCCGATGCGCGGGCCGGCGTGGTCGTCGGTCACCGCCGCACCCCGCACGCCAGAATGTGCCCATCCTGTACCATCTCCACCTCCGGCTCACTCAGTCCCGCGTCACCGAACAGCACGCGCATCCCGTCCGGCATGAACCGGAAGCAGTCCACCGGATGCGGGTGGTAGTGCCACATCCAGTGCGTGATGAGCGCCACGACGCCGCCCGGCTTCACGACGCGCGTGAGCTCCGGCAGCCAGAGCCACGGGCGCGAGACGTGCTCCATCGTGCCGCCGCTGATAATGGCGTCAAAGCTCGCGTCGTCGAAGGGCAGGCGGTTCTCCTCTGCCATCACCACGTCGACGTTCGGCCCGGGCGTGATGTCGGCGCCGGTGTACGTCCAGCCGGCTTCTTCCATCGCCGGGCGGTAGCAGCCGGAGTAGTTGAACGCGCCGACGTCGAGCATGCGGCCCGGCGCCGATGCGTGGCGGGAGACCATGGCGAGCATGCGGGAGGGATCTTCGGGGACCATCAGGGCCGCACCTCGCGTTCGTGCACTCGGTGCCATCGCTGGCCGCCGGTCGCGGTTCCATCGCCCATTGCCGATAGCTCCAAGCCGGTGATTCGACGGAACGGGTAAGGCTCCCGCGTCGGGTCGCTCCACCATTCCGCGCCAAGCATCGGCCAGCACACTGCAACCGCTCCCCATGCACCTGGCATCACTGAACTCCCGACTCGTCATGCGTGCAGCCGTTGGCAAGTAGGCTAACCATCTGGTCGGCAGCCTCGCGACAGTTGACTGTCATCTCATGCGCTTCGCGTGTCGCGATCTCCTGAATCCAATTCACGCCGCCTCCTTCGCTTCCCGCGCCGCGATCAGCTCGTCGATAAGCTCGGTGGCCTGGTAGCACCATTCTCCTTGCACACCGACCATACGCTCTGTCCGCCATCCCAGATCAAATAGTTTCTGCACGTTCATCCCAAACGAGTACGTCACGGAATCCGGAGCCAGGCTTATACCCGCCCCAATCTGGTCAGCGACGCCACGCGCACACTGCGCCACCGTCGCGTTGTAGCTCGCGACGTTGTACGCGCCCGATTCCGGCGCGATCGCACCGAGGAAGACACGCACCGCCGCCACGACATCACCGAGCGCGGCAATCGCCCGCCATGCGCCGGGATTCGCGATGGTCACGCGGCCCTTGTCCATCGCGTCGGCGACCAGCCGGTTGAGCAGCGGCCGATCGTCTCGCTTCGGCGACGCGCCGCACACCGTGCCGAGACGCAGCGCGTACCACTGGCGCAGCCCGGACGCCGCCGCAATGCGCTCCTGGTCGCGCTTGTGCCGGTCGTAGGTGTAGAGCGGCAGTCCGTCGTCATTCTCCGTCGCGTCGGTGAGCCCGTGATAGACGGCGCCGGTCGACGCGAAGATGAGCCGCTGTTCCGGGTGCAGCCGCGCGCACAGCTCGGCGAAGCCGGTCACGTTGTTCGCGAACGCGCCGCTCAGGTCGTCCTCGCAGCGCTTCACCGTCGTGTGTCCGGCGAGGAAGACAACGGCGGGAAAGTCGGTTAGGTACGTCAGCGGCAACTCGCGATAATCGCCTTCTGCGGCGACGGCGCCGGGGATATCCGCCATGAGCCGCGCGCCGATGTAGCCGTGGGCGCCGATGATGAGCGGGGTCATTGCTCGGTCTTCACTCCTCGCCCGCGTCCAGTTCCGCGAGCCATCGCTGCAGCGCCGCAATCTCAGCCGGCGTTAGCTTCGACGACGGGCGCCAGCGTGCACGCGGCTTGTAGTGCTTCGCCGTTTCGGCGAGTTGGGTCTTGGTGAGCGGTTTCATGCGCCTCCAGCAGCGTCCAGTTGCCGGTCCATCTCGGCGTGACTCATGCCGAACCGATGCGCCAGTTCATGCACGAGGATGTCGTAGACGTGCCCCTCGATGGCGACGCGCACGTTGGCGCGGATCACCGGCCCAGCAAAGACGCACACGCTCTGCGTCGAACCGATGAAACAGGCGAGGAGCTGACCCTTCTTCGGGTCATAGCCGCAGGCGCGGAGCATGGCCCCGGACGATTCCCGCTGCACGTATACAAATACGCCTCGCCGCGCATCGGCCGGCATCCGCTCCCACTGCTCGGCAACGATGCGCTCGAACTCATCCTCATCGACTGTCGCGCCGTCCTTCGTTTGTTCAGTCCACGCGAACGCCGACGCCGGACGGTCGACCAACTCTATCAGTCGCGCCTTCCAGCCTTCGGGAATGTCGAAGGAGCAGGCAAAGTCAAGACAGTCATCGCACACCGAAACGCTGACCGGCGGGCCGAACGCGTAGCGGCTCTTCATTTCGCCGCAGTACTTGCATTGCCAGGTACGAAAGCCGCGATAAGAAAAGACGTGAACGATTTTCTCACTCATGCCGCCATCGCCTCCGCGATCAGCTCCGGCGCCGGGACGTTCGCCACCTTGCGCTCGATCTCATCCAGCACCGGGAGCCAGTATCGCTGCATCACTTCTTCCACATCGTACTGCTTGGCGAACTCGACCGCCTTGGCGGCCTTCGCCGCCATCTCGCCGCTGCTCGCCTTGCGATACGCCCACTCGAACCGATCCTTTAGCGCGTCGATGTGCACGACGTAGCGGAACGCACCGACGGGCAGATAGAATTTCTCGGCGTCCGCCTTCTCGATGCGCCAACCGCCGCTGACGAGCTCGCCCATCGCCGTCCAGTCGCCGGCAATCACCGGCGTCCCGCATGACTGCGCCTCGATCAGCGAAAGGCCAAAGCCTTCCCCGGTCGACGCCAGCGCGCACACGTCCATCGCCCGGTAGGTGTCCGCCATGTGCTCGTCGGGAAAGCCGAGCGTCAGCCGGTACTGGTCGCAGAAGATCACGTCGAGCCCCGGCCGAAGTCCGAACACGCCTTGCGCCAGCATCGGCAGGTCAATCCCGTTCCGCGTCGTGCCCGCCGTCGTGTGCAGGTAGAGCACGGCGTCGGCGTGCTTCTTCTTCAGCCGTGCGAACGCCTCGATGTGCTCGTGAAAGGCCTTGCGGCTCGGGAAGTCCTTGTTGTCGGCGACCATGCCTATCACGAACGCGTCGGCGGGAATGCCGAGCCGTTCGCGCGCCGCACGCTTGTCGCCCGGCGTGTAGACGGACGTGTCGACGGCAAGCGGCACGTAGCGCGCATCGACGCCGTTCTCCCGCGCCTGCGTGAGCCCGTGGCGAGACATCATGATCGGGAACCACGACGCCTTCAGCCGTCCCAGCACGGGCGGCGAGATAGGCTCGGTGTCTACCGGCGTCCACGGCACCCAGCGCGGGCCGAAGACGCGCGGGTCCATGACGTGCAGATCCATGAGCGACAGGATCACGTCGGCATCGTGCGTCTGCGCCATGAGCGGCAGCACGTCGAAGGCGTACGGGTGCGCGGCCTTGGGATAGACCTGCACGCCTTTCCACGTGATCGCCCGGCCGGCCAGCGCGTCGAAGCACTGCACGGCAACGGCGTGTCCGCGCTCGACGAAGCGAGGGAAGAACAGGTCGGCTTGCTTGCCGTATCCTGACGGTACATGAGGAGCGTTC